CGATACACCCCGAGGATGTGCAAGTTCTATTACACAAGAATCAATTGTCACAGCGAGAGCAACACTTGAAGCACTACCCAGTGTTTTGGTAGCTGGCAGTGAGAGCACATTTGAGCGTCAGTGTCTTGGAACAACATTATCCTACGACCGTGACCCAATGTTGAAGAGTGCTATTAGATTCTTACCCGATGGCCAATTTCGATATTGTGGATCTTCAGGAGTGACTAGCAAATCCACAACACATGTTGTCACCACACCAATGAGTGAGATCTTGACTAGAGTAACGGGAGTTGAAGACACGTATCATCCTCCTAAGATGCGACCCGAATGGTTTGGTTGGCAAACATGTTTAGCCAATCTAGCTCGTCCGGGTATCGCACTTCCTAGTGCCCATGTCCAGTATGCATGTCTCGATTATGTACGTCCCATCGCGCAATTGTGTGCAGGCGCCATGTGGCAAGACACTAGTCCATTGACGTACGCAGATAATATTTGCGGTGTCCCGGGAAAGAAATTTTTAGATCCCATAAAATTGAACACATCGGCAGGCATACCACTCAAAGGAACAAAAAGATCGTTCGTGGTTGAATTGGAACCTACAATGGAGCACCCCAATAACAGGCGATTTATTCCAGAAATTGATGCTGAGATTGAGCGAGTTGAAACCCTGTACCGCCAAGGTTTTAGGGCCAATACAATAGCTAAGGCTTGTAAAAAGGATGAAATATTGGGAAAAGAGGGAAAATGTCGGATTTTTTATGGTAACCCTGTTGTGTTGACATTTTTAATTCGAAAGTACTTTTTACCAATATTGCGTATTTTGCAACTGCACCCTCTACTGAGTGAGTGCGCTGTTGGTATAAACTCGCATGGACCAGAGTGGGAAGAATTTCAAGATCATGTATTACATTTTGGAAAGAGTAGGATCATAGGTGGAGATTATAGCAAGTACGATCAGCGATTACCTTCACAAATGATCTTGTCCGCTTTGTGGTGCTTAATTGAGTGTGCAAAACAGATGCAGTATACAAGTGAAGACATTTTAGTGATGCAAGCTATGGCAAGTGATATAGTATTTGCATACATTGACTTTGACGGAGATCTCATTTCACTTGTGGAAGGCGGACACATATCTGGTAATTCACTTACAGTCATCATTAATGGAATAGCAGGGAGTTTGAACATGCGGTGTGCGTTTTACGCGAAACACGGTGATCGAATTTTCCGCGACCATGTACGATTGATGACGTATGGGGATGATAACATAGGATCTTGTGATGGAACTTGTGCTCTCACGATCCGTGATATTTCTAGTTATTTGGCCCTGTATGGCCAAACATATACGATGCCAGATAAGGACAGTACATTAACTGACTTTTTACCTTACGAGGATTTTGAGTTTTTAAAAAGAAAGAATGTATATTGTCCAGAACGGGGTGTGCATACTGGTGCTTTGGTTGAAAAATCCATTTTTAAAATGTTGCATAAGTATATGAGGGATTCATCAAGTCCTGAAACACCCGAAATGGCGATGGCCATGAATATTGACACCGCTTGTCGAGAGTGGTTTCATCATGGTCGAGAGACGTATGAGAAACGAGTCTCCGAGATGCGCCAAGTCGCCACTGAGATGGGTATTTATTACCTTACAACTCAACTTGACCGTACATATGCGGAATGTGT